CCCCGCATTACGCGGGGTCACGGGAACATCCGTGTTCCTTCCATTTCGGACCCGACAGTCGGCGGTTGCGGACCGTCGTTTTAGATAGGAGTAATCCATGTACAAAACTCGTGGTGAAACTCAGACAGGCGAGATGTTTGGGTATTACTATACAAGTAGTACCGGACAAACTGCCCAGACTGAGTATCGGAGTGGCAGGCAAACTGGGTCCGACCTAAGTTGGGCCAAGGGTGTCGCCACACCGAACTTCCACGAGCGTATCTCTAAGGGAGAACTGATACCATTCACACCTTGGGAACAATTCCAAGTTAATGCGTGGATATCAGAAGCGGGGCAGTATGAGTTTGTGGAGAACGCCACCGGAAATAAATTCTGGTGGGATCAATGGCTTCCACCTTTTGAGTGGATCATTGATAATAAAGGCACCCTGTATCCTTACTATAGTGACGCCAATGGCGACGCTTTATGTCAGGCTGCAGCTGCGTCCATTTATGGACGTAGTTTCGATGCTTTAACGTTCCTCGCAGAGCTTAAAGATGTCCACCGGATGTTCAAAGGAATGTCCAGCAGGATCTTAAAGTTACTCAAGAGCCCTAACCTCGACAGGATATTGAATCAATGGCTAGAAGGACGCTATGGTTGGCGTCCTCTGATCAATGACTTTAATAACTTGAATGAGGCCCTAGCTAATCTCAAAGGCGAAAGGGAGCGACTTAAGCAACGTGTAGGATACACTAATGTTGTCAATGAGACAACGCTAGTTGCGTCCTACGGCGGAGCATTGAGTTGCGACCTATACACGTTTGACACCGTTGAGGCGTCAGTGCGTGGTAATGTCATTTGCGATATAGCTCTTCCAACGTTTACGTTCAGTAAAGCCATTACTGCTTGGGAAGTAATTCCCCTCAGTTTTGTACTCGACTGGTTCATAAGTGTTGGTAAGTCCTTAGAGACCATGGAGTTTCTGAACCTTACACAGGAATACACCGCTGCATGGGGAGGACATATTGTTCTCACCAGAGAAGTGGCCTCAGACAACTGGCAAGCCAATGGCAATGTCAGTATGTTGAAAGGTCAATTCGGAGCTAAGTGTAATACCGAGTATACGTTCAGAGGTCCTAAATCTCTGTCTACCATTCCGCAACTGAGAACACGTTTTGATCTAGCGAAAGGTATTGACCTCTTCGCTATAATCAAGCAACGTGCTTTCATATCAAGGAGATAGTAATGGCAGCAATGTCTACTGCACTAACAGAGTTTTCCGATAATGGAAACTCTCGTACGTACACGACCTCCGGTCACACTGTGACCTCACCGAAGCTGGTTATCCAGCGCCGGCGTGTACCAGTTGGGAGTCAGGTCGTCTCTGAAACAGAAGTATCCGTTATTCACGGTACTACTGATTCGGATGACGCCCCGATTGCCGAGCGTGTCACTATGTCGGTTAAAGTTCGTTTTCCCGTGACGGGTAAAACGGCTGACCGCGATGCTGTTCTCGTAATTTTGCGAGACATCATCGCTGGTGACGAATGGACCAATACGGTGTCAACCAGTGAATACCTCAGCTGATGAAGCTGAGTTACCGCTGATTAACGTCGATTCGGAGATCATGTATAATGATTTATACTCTGATCATACCGATAGGTCGATTAGTCATCAAGATGTTCAAAATCTCATCGAACTTCTTGCTGCTTCGTTGCTGCAAGAGGAACTGTAAGAATTTTGACCGTCGGTCTTAACCAACACTCATAAAGGAGTATCTCGCGATGAGAACCCCGAGTATAGCGTACGACGTGTGTCGGTGCTATGTTAGTGACTATAACACCAGCCTTGGAGATGAGTTGTCCCAAAAGTTGTTAGGCTACATTCGTAGCCGCAACTTAGAGAAGCTCGCCTCTGCGGCGGACTTGTTTCTACCTGCATTGCATGGTAGGGAAGTGTTCAAACACTTAAGGCAAGTTCAAGCGTTCTTCAAAAAGAACACGTCGTTTACCGAAGACGAGCGCTGCCTTACGGCAGCAAAGGCTTCTTTTCTCTCTAGTGAAGAGAGTTGTAAAGAAGTCAATTTACGTCTTGATAAGGATTATCTTGAGAATCGGTTTCCCGATGACCTCAAGTCTTACTTATCACGTGCTGAAGGATGGCTGGACAAAACCTTAGGTTCATTTGATAGCTTCTTGGAAGAAATTCCAAAACTTGTCCGTGTAACATCTGGTGCTACGGCTGACCTCTCTCGTAGGAAAGCAGTCCCCGCCCTTAAATTGGGAAGGTCTGTAACCTGCACAAGAGGTGCGCAGCCGTACCTGGAAGCCCTTGTTTCCTATTATGGTTACAAGAAACCTTTCAGGTTCGCTCTACTGGAACACAATAGAGTGGAGGTTGTCCCTAAGAACTGGAAGACACATCGAACGATCGCTTGCGAGCCTACAGGGAATGTTCCCTTACAGCTTGCATTTGATACCTACTCCAAGCGTAAATTACGCAGAAGAGGAATCGATCTGTCAGACCAGTCCTTGAACCAGGAGTTGGCTCGCCAAGGTAGCATAGACGGAAGTCTTGCTACCATTGACTTGTCATCCGCCTCGGACACCATTGCATTTAACGTAGTGGCCCTTCTGTTTCCAACAGATTGGTTTAACTACCTGAACGCTTTGCGGTCCCAGGCTTACTCTAGCCCCGATTTCGGGGATGCAAAATATGAGAAGTTCTCCTCTATGGGGAACGGCTCTACTTTTGCTATAGAGACTCTTGTATTCAGTGCTTGTTGTTATGCAGTTGGTAGCCGAAACTTCAACGTTTACGGAGACGACATAATTGTCGAAACCGGGATCGTTGATGAATTGGTCCGATTGCTTAACTACTTAGGCTTTACAGTTAACCTTGATAAATCCTACACCACGGGACCCTTTCGAGAGTCTTGTGGCACGGACTGGTATGAGGGTGTAAATATTACACCTTTCTACCTCCGGGAAGAAGATAATCGCAAATCAGTCTGGTCACATAACGTGAACGGACTGGCTGCTTTATCTTATCCCGGTTCCAAGCTAGCTGGATTGTTGAAGAGTATTGTCATTGAACGCGGCTTGCGCCTCGTTCCGTGGAACTACTCAACGACATCAGGCGTATTCGTGGATTCGTCCACGGCGTACGACTTAAAGCTATTTCGTTCAAAGTTCTCTGTTCCTAAAGGCCTAAAAGGTTTCTGCTCGCAAGAGACAGGAATCCAAAGGTTTAAATCTTATGTTTCGAAAGAGACATACGATTTTATTAGGGATTCAAGATCTTTGTTCCTCTGGCACCTCACTAAAGTGGGGGTCATTGGAGACGTAAGTCACGAAAGCACTAGGGTACCCAAACTGAACAGTAAGTACTGTTCTAAATGGGTAGTATGGCATTGCCCTGCGCGGCCTACGCCCGGTCACCTTTATTGGTGGTCGGAAACGCTGATCCGCGAGGACAGCACCAGCGGGTAGCCGTAAGGTTACCCAAAGGGCCCTACTTGCCGTGAGGCGT